TTTCCTTCTCGCTCAACATATCATCGGGAACAGGCTCTTTTTCAATCTTAGGATCAAGGTTTAACCCGCGCTCATTGAGATAATCGGCATAGTCTTCAGGCGATAGCCAATCATCACCGTCAGGCGTTTGCTTCCACCATATGATCGGGCATTGCTTGGCTCGATTCTTTTCCGAGCAAGCCCAACCAAGATAAGGCTTGCCCGACTTCTCCGATGTGCCAACGCGCTTCAAACGATGCCCATGCTGGCATTTTGGCGGCTCTGACATCAGCTTTGCACCAAGCACCTGTTTTAGCTCGCCTATGGATTCGGCAGCTGTCTTGACATTTGCGGGTTTGTAATGATCCACGGGCTCGGCTTGTAGCTTCTCTGCCTTCTCCATGTCTTGCCGCGTAGGTCGAGCGTTTGACGGCGTAAGCGCACCAATCGCCCGACCATAGGCTGAAGTCACCGCGTTTTCGACCCAAAAATCGCGATTGACGCCATGCGTTGCCCGATGCTCAAAAGCGTAGTCAATAGCAGCGGGCAATTCGTTAGGATCATCGGTGCGAAACGCTATCGCACGCACCAAGATTCGACCATTCTCAAAATCAATGTGATCAATGTGGGCTTCAATCCTGCCCATCGGAAATTCAGCCCGAAACCTAGTAATCCGAGCATTAACATCTTCATAATTGCTGAGATCAAACGCCATCATTTAACCTGCCGTGTGATTGCTCTGCCTTTGTAGAATCCTTGCGTATAGCCGACTTGCTTGCCGCTGTTGAACCCTTTTGCATAACCGATCAGCAATGCCATAAAAAGCCCGCCAATCATAAAGACGACCGAAATGGTCGTGTTTAAGAATGTTGCAATTGTTTCCATTTTTGCTCCCGTTGCTTCAGCTTCATTCGAGCTGCCAGCACTTACAGAATGACATCAATCGCCGACAATTTCAAACACTTGGCTTGGGCTTCGGCGTGTCATCGTCTTTCTTTCGTGATTTCAAGCCGTTGCCTGCTAAGACACCGCCAAGCGATCCCGTCAAGAAAATTGCCAGCGTTTTCAGCAAGTCAATGAAAGCTGCATCGTTTGGAGCTTGCGCGCCAATGGGCTGAGTGACAAAAATCAGGGCATAGACCGTGCCTACCGTGACGCAAAAGAATGTTAGCGCAAGCGTTGCCCCAATCAAGAAAATAAGCCGCGCGTGTATATCTTCAGGGCTCAATTTTTGCTTTGTCGATTTCTGATTGAGTAATTGTTGAACCCAAAATGTCCGCCGTGCAAGTTCCCGTGATTTTGCATTCGGGTGCTTGACATTCATTCAATTTCCAATTTTCGAATTCTTGGCAAGGGTATCGAATCCAACCGTCATAACCGCATGATGTCAGGGCGAGCGAAAGGGTAAGCGCGCCCAGACACCACGCGATCAGCTTATTTGCTGATCCCGAAAGCGGCATCGTTGGGATTTGCCCACCGCATTAACACGGGCGCAAGCGCAGCGATGCCAGCCAAACCAAGTGTTTTTAGGTCGGTTGTGCCTGTTGCGAGATAGACAGCAAGCGATCCCGCAATGAAGCTACGCGACCAGCTCGCTAGAAGTGCTTTGATTTTTTCCATTTTTCTTTTTCGCTTTCTTCGGCTTTGTAGGTGTAGCCGAATCGGGAGCTTCAACGATTGGAAAATCGCCGTCAAACGGTGTGAATTTTGGAATGCCAAAACCGACGACAGGCGAACCCTTGCCGATTGCGCGTTCCTTAATCATCACCATTCCGCCATTGCGCTGATCTCCCGTGCCTGATGTGTTGCCTTCGACGCATATGACAGAATCCTTTTTCACATCAACGACGATGCCAATGTGCGAAATGCGATCGACGCCGTCGTGTGGGAAATCCATAAAAGCCAAATAACCTTTTTGCGGTGTTTCGCTCCATCGATTTTGATCCTTAAACTTTTGTGCTCCCGCTGCCGTGCTCACAACCGATGGAATCTTGATGCCAATTTTTGTCGCGCACCACATCACAAAACTTCCACACCACGGCAAACCATCTGCCATCGTGTGTTTGCCGTATTTTGTCAGATTGACAGGTTCTTCGATATAGCCAACTTCGCTCAATGCAACTTGGCAAAATCTGTGAGCTGTGCCGTCAGGATATATGCTCAAGCCATTCTCCTTCTTCTTCGCTCCAATACCAAGGCAATCCTTCAGGTCTTGGCGTTGGCGGCTGCCAATCAAAGTTTTGATCTAGCGACCAAGATGGATAAGGTTGAGGCGCTATAAATACATCATTGACGGAATCGTAATAATACGAAACGCCAGCGTATTGTTTACGTATGTTGTTATTGTATGAAGTACGCTTGCAGGTTTGGCCTCTAAAATTGCCATACCAAGTTTCGGTATCTAAACCTTCAATAAGTTCAGTTTCATCAATGCCAGTAATAACCTCAGTGACTAAATTGTTTTCATCTAAAAATGCGTAATGTGCCATTATGCCCAACTCACATTTCCTGTGCCAGCAGTAATTGTTGCAATAGTATCTGCACCACTTGTGCTTGTTGAACCTGTTAAACCTGCGCCGATAGTGATAGTTCCAAAAGCAGTGGGATAACGCAAAATAACAACACCTGAACCACCGTTGCCACCATCAACATTATAAGAGCAACCACCACCGCCACCAAGATTTGTTCCACCAGCAGTTCCAGCACCAGTTGAACTTGCTGCGCCACCGCCGCCAGTTCCACCACTACCATTAACATTAGTGCCACCTAATCCGTGGCCACCACCGCCGCCGCCGTAAGTTACAGATGAACCCGTAATTGATACGGCAACACCATTACCACCATTACCACCGACGCCATTACCACCTGTAACTGATCCATTTACTCCAACTGCTCCAGCTCCGCCACCGCCGCCGCCTGTTACTGCACTAAATCCACCATTGGCAAGGGAACTACCGCCATCAAAACCTTGACCTGATGGAGATGCTGCGCCGCCAGCAACAGATGTAGCTAAGCCAGCACTTAAACCGCCACCGCCACCGCAACCACCCGCGGCGCCTTCATTGTTAGCGTTGTTATTGCCACCTTGCCAACCTTGCCCACCGCCGCCACCACCTGTTGAAGTAATAGTGGCAAAGACAGAATTAGCGCCATTCCCAACTGAAGCAAGTTGCGATGGCGTAGTTGAACCTGCTCCACCTGCTCCAACTGTAACTGTGTAATTAGTTGATAATACGGCTGAAAAACGAGATTCTAAAAGTCCGCCGCCGCCTGTCGCAGTTATAGATGATCGCAACCCACCTGCTCCACCACCAGCAGCGCGAGGAGAAAGGTTATCCCTTCCACCGCCGCCACCGCCAGCAACAACTAAAAAATCTACATTACCGCGCGGATAATTTTGTGAAGCAATAATCCCGATTAAACTCATTAGGCAATATCTCCAACAACTAAAAACGTATTTGATGCTGTGCAGATAATAGAAGCTGCGCTGTATCTTGCGCGTAGTTTAGGTGCTGTTGCTGTTGCACCAGTTGAGTTAATTGTAACGCCTGCACCTTGGGCTAGTGTTACTTGACCCGCGCCTATTTGCGCTATGTTTATTACATCGCCCGCGCTAAAAACGCTAGGCGGGACAGTTAAAGTAATTGGACTAGCGTTGTTAAGTGTTACTAGCTGGTTTAGGTTGCCTGCTACAAGTGTGTAAGTTGTGCCTGTTTCTGCATCAAACTCTAACTTTAATCTTAGGGTTGCTGTGCCGCTTGTAACGCCACCTGATAAACCTGAATCTGTGCCAGTTGTAATGCCAGTTATATCGCCTTGATCGTTCGCAACCCAAACAAAGTCAAGATCGGTGTTTGAATTTTTTGCAAGTATCTGACCTGATGTTCCGCCTTTGAGATCAAGAAATGATGTATCAACGCCATTGCCTAAAGTGCGAATGGCAGCTGCACCATCTTTGACAAGATCGGTGTCGGCTGGCGTTGTCCAACCGAAGTTTGATGTTGTTGGCATTCTTGCTCCTTACGCGACGATCGTCGCTTGTTCCCATGTTAGTGTATTGGATAAAGTGTTCCAAAGCTCTGTGACAGGCACAGAATTCCAACGAAATGCCTGCAAGCTAAATGCCAGCGGCGAAACGGTCATGGTCAATTTTATGTCGCTGACCGTGGCTTGGAATGTCCAACCCTCGACAAAACCCTGAAATTCGCCATTGCTCATATTGGCTGGCAGGTTTTGGAGATTAATTGGCATTCCCATAAATACGCCCAAAAGCGATGTTCGATCAATTTCGTCAATTTCAGGGTTGCCAAGCGCAAAAGTCACGCTATCGAAAACGGCTTGCGGATAGGCTCGGAGCTCTAAATAAAACGCCGCTTGGCTTGTCGCGTCACCTTGATTCTTCAAGGTTGTGCGGATTGTTTGGGCGAGCTCGCCATAAGTAGCAATTGACGCCATATCGCTGTCGCTGACTTCCGAATTTCCGCTTGCCGTATATTGCAGCGTAATGCTGTTGCGCACATCGCCTGATCGCTTTTTGGTGGTGATATTGCCAGCAAGCGCGTGTTTGGCGTCGAGATCGACATAACCGTTGGCTGAAAAGTATTCTGTGCGATGTGTGCTGTCAGCGTAGTTGATCAACCCGTTTGGGCTTTCGTATAAATAGCCAAGACCTGAATTTGCAAGAGCTGCCACGATTGAATAAACATTTGAATCAACGCTGTTTTGACCGTCAAGCGTGTAATCGCCCACATCAATTTCGCCAAAACCGTTGTTTTCGGCGTCTTGCCATTGCACCGTCGGATCATATGCCGACCAAGTTTCGGCGGCAGGCACGGTGTTCCAATTGGCAAAAAGTATGTTTTCAAGCACCGCTTCAATCTGTTCGCCATCGGTTGCTTGCTGAATGTTTCCGATGAAAACCGATTTCGGCAATCTTGCCAATGCGCCAAGAGCTGTGATGCTAATCGTTTGGCTGATTCCGATTCCGCCTGCCGAAGATACATTGACATTCATGTCGGTAATGTTGCCACCAAATAAAATCACATAATTGCCAGCATCGTTTTTCACTTCAATTGTGACGCCATCATTGATGTCAAAAACAATTGCGCTGACATTTGTGTTGATTAGCTGAAGGCGGCAATACCCTGCGACGGGTTGTTCGTAGATATTAGTTCGACCTGAAGAAATCGTTAGATTTGAAAGCGTCAAATTTGTGTATTCAATGCCCTGAATCTTGATGCGCCAATCAGGTGTCCAAACGCTCATTCTGCAATCAACCCTGCAAATCCACTTGCGCCAAGTGTGCCGCGAGCCTGTGAATCATTCAAAAGCGTCACAATTTGCCGCGCGGTGCTTTCAGAATCCATTGCCCCATTGACCGTCACATTGTATGTGTTGCCTCTTTCTTCGCCGCGTCTAGCAGCTGCAACATCAAAAGTCGGCATTGATGGAACAGGTGGCAACATGCTTCTTTCTTCGCCCATTCTGAATCGAGCCGCATCGAACACACCTTCATCAATTGTCTTTTTCAACCAATTCGCTTCCGATATTTCTTCAATCAATGTTTTTGGCAATTCCTTGACAGCTTTTGCCGCACTATTTCCAACAGCTGATCCAAGAGCTGTGCCTAAAGCTGATCCAATCCCTGCACCGATGCCGCTGCCTAAAGCGTTGCCCGTTGCACCTGTTGCACCGCCGCCAAGAGTTGCGCCGCCAAAAGGCAATTGAACGCCGCCGACCGTGCCTGATGTAGCAGCCCCGCCCTGACCAATTTTTCCAATTTTGGAAATGTCTTTACCGCCAAAAAGATTGTTGGCTTTGTTATAGACATCAATCGCCGTGTTGATGACGCTGATGATTCCATTGATGACGCCTTTGATGGTATTCAAAACGGTTTCAATGACAGGCACAACAACCTTGATCGCTACCGATGCAGCTGAAGCAAAAGTTTCAATTGCTGCAACAAATTGTGTTTTCAAAATTGGAATGATGTATTGATTTAACCATTTGAAAATATCAGCAAAAGTGTCAATGATGCTTTGAAATCTTGGCTGTTGATCTCTAATTGCATCGCCTATCTTAACGAAAGCCCCGCGCACCGCGTCAAAAATAGGTTCAAGAAAATCTCTAATGAAGTTGTAAATATCCGTAAAGCGAGCCAACAAACCATCGCCCGATCCGCCAAGTGAATCAGAAAAACGCTTAAAAACAGGAAACACCGTTTCAATCACAAAATTCAAAAGTTTTTCAAAAATAGGCAACAAAGCAAATCCGATAGTTTCTTTGACTTCATCGAAAGCAACATTCAGGCGATCAATGCGACCTTGAAATGTTTGTGCTTCATTCGCGGCAAAACCTGCAAACGATCCGCGCAAAGAATCAAAAACCAAATTGAAATCTTTTGATTTGATGACCGATTGATCCAAACCAAGACCAAGCCGACCCAATGCGTTTGTGTTGCCATCATAGGCTTTTGCCAAACTTGCCGTGATAGTTTCAAGCGGTTTGCCCGTCGCACTTGCTATGTCAAGCGCAAGATTCAAAACTTTTTGGGCTTCTTCCACATCTTTTGTCGATCTAACCAAGCGCGCAAACGCTGGTCGCAATTGATCATCGGTGACACCCGTTGCCAGCGCGGTTTGCAAAATGTAATCTTCAACAGCTGCAATTTGAGCATTTGTTGCCGCTGTTGTATTTTCTAGCGTCAAAGCCAAAATTCTTTGAGCTTTTTCATCATCTAATGCAGCGCGAACACCATCGATTGCAAGTTTGCTGGCATAAGCGGCAGCCGCGGCGGCAGCAACAGCAAAAGCGGCAGCGGCTTTCTTTCCAAATTCGCCGACCTTATCTGCAAATCCTGCAACTTCTTTGTCAGCACTTGCCGTGCCTTTTTTTAGACCATCGAGATCGGCGTCAAATTGAATCTTGACTTTTGGAATTCCAGCCATTACGCACCGCCTTCAAGTTTTAATCGCTTAACTATATCCTTGACAATCTGCACATATTCGTCAGCAATGGGCTTGATGTTTGCATCAACGGTCGGGTTGATCCAATAGCCGCGTTTATTTCTGCCTTTAACGAATCGTGATCTGCCCATGCGCCGACCTGCACGATCTTGCGGCTGCCCGCCGCTGCCATATTCGCTGCCCCATAAGAGCTCACCCGCTTGCGCCGATGTGCTTTTGGTGTCAGGTCTTTTGCCGCCGTATGGTCTGCCAACGCGCTTTGATCCGCCAACATCAACGCGGATCATGCGATCTCTTGGTGTGCTAATTGAACGGGCAACTAGAATCGCCTGTGGCGGAGCTGCCGAGAATGCAGCTGCAACGGTCAATTCACGGGCAAGGCTTTTGGAAAGCGGTTGGGCTTTGTCGCGTAATTCTGACGATGTTTCCTTGTCTAGCAACCTCAATGTGGCGCGCAAGTCTTTCAAAGCAATCGGATCAACATCAATGCTGATCTTACCTTGACCTTTTGCCGCCGCCATTTTTCTCCAAAATCTCAATCGCTGTCAAAATGTCTTCAGCGGATTGCCATTCAGACATCGGAATGCCTGTGGCGATTGCGAGCTCAACAATTAGTCGGCTGACGCTTCCGCTTCCGTGACTTTTGGGCTGTTGTCACCAACTACCACTTCGGCAATTGTTTCGCACCAAGTGTCATAAGGCTTGACAGGCTTGCCAGCTGCCTCACGCTTCATGGC